TTCTTTTGTTGTTTTCTTTTCTTGTGGGTGGTGGGGGGGCCACCGGGTGTTGTTGCCCCCGGATTGATGATTTAGAATGCGTGAAGTAATTTTTTGCCGGTGCGTTTTGCGGTTTCGAGTGCTTCGGCATATTTTGAGCCGTCCCAATCGATGAACCGGAGTGTTGCGCCGCGTCCGTGTCCGGTTGCGCCGTTCATGCCGGTTTTAACGTTCGACATTTTGTTTGTTGCGGCGTTGATGACAACACACGCCCAACGGAGAGATTTGCCGGTGCGTCCGTATGTCCATGCACACATGATGCGTTCACCGTTTTCGCGATATATGTTCGCATTGTGATTTACATCGCCGAGGGTGCCGTCATTGAACACATATCGTGTGCCGGTGATTGCCGATTCGGGAACATAAACATCATGTCCTTCAAACGATGTTAACACGGCGGTTTCCGGTTTGCATACATATTCGCCGGATTCGTAACGGTGGGTGTTGACGGTGATTGTTGTCGGTTTCATATTGCGTTGATTTTGAGGGTTGATTATTTCGTTTTGTTGTTCATGCGGTTTGTAAGTTCGCGGTCGATGATTGCGGCGGCATCGTTCGACATCACATCGGCGTTGACATCGATTTCGATACCGATTGCCCGGTTCAGTTCGGCTACCGCCGATGACAAATCGTAGAGGGCGATTTGACGTTCGGCAACGAGTTCATCATATTCGCGGACGTTGCGAACGTTGTCGAGACGTTTTTCGATGTCGGCGAGTTGATTGCGGAACGCCGCGATTGTTTTGATTTGAGCATTGATTGTATTCATGTCGGTATCTGTTAGATGTTTGTTGTTTGTCGTTGTTGACGATGCAAAATTATGTCTTATTTGGGATATTGGCAACTTTTTCGGCAAAAATTTTTGGGTTGAAATTGGGATATTTCTGCACTTGCAAAGCAATCAACGAATTACACGGAAAAATTTTTTCGCGGAAAATCGGTATTTAATAGGTATCGTTCCGGAAATTTTCGCTAACTTTGCGCGTAACGTTAAACAACAATCATTATCGCGACAATGAAAAAGAAATTCCTTTCGGCACTCGAAATCAAGTGCAAGGACATGGGGCTGACAAAAAACGCCCTCAATGAACTGACCGAACTCGGCGCGAAATCGCTCAAAGATGACGCGACCGATGATGATATTAACGCGGCGGTGGATTCGCTCGTTCCGTTTGCAAAGGCGATGCAATCGGAAATCACGAGGAAGACATCGCGCAAGCCATCGACCACGCAATCGACCGACACAACCGGCGAGGGCGGCGAGGGTGAATCAACAACAACCGGCGGCGAAACCGGTTCGGAGGAAATGCCGGCATGGGCGAAAACGATGCAAACACAACTCGCATCGCTGACCGCCGAAAATGCCGCGTTGAAAGCCGACAAAGCGAAAGCCGAACGCGCCGCCACAATCGCCGCAAAAGCCAAATCCCTCGGAATCCCCGATTACCTCGTTAAGCGCATGACGTTCGCCGAGGATGCCGACATCGATGCCGAGCTCACATCGTTCAAACAGGAATTGGTAAACAACAACCTCATGCCGAAAGGTCAAGCGCATGAGGGCGGTTCGACCGATGCGCAGGACATCGCCGATGCCGAAGCATGGGCGAAAACACTCTCGAACCGTGAGTGATTGACCGAAACAATTCACCCCTCAAATCAACAACAATGGGTATCAACTTTCAAACACAGAAACTCGCCGGTCATTTCCCCGAATTATGGCGCGGCGAAAGCAAGGTGTTACCCGGCGGTTTCAAACCGGCAAACACCCTTGCAATCGGCACGGTCATTCGACCCGGTTCGCCCCTTTACGTTGATTTCGACACGCGCAGTGCCGCCGTGTGCAAAACCGCAAAGGTTGTCAATGGTGGCACCACCACCGCACCTCGCGTGTTGAAAGGTCATTATTTCGCCGTTGGTGATACCGTTGCCGTTAATGACGGCACGGTGAAACAAACCGTGAAATCAATCGACACAACGAACGCCGATTATGACGTTATCACGTTCAATGCCGCACTCACCGGCGTAAAAGCCGATGATGTTCTCATTGAAACCGATTCCGCCACACTCGCGGACGGCGCGAAAGCCGCGCCCCGATTCGCACCGAACATGGTTGCACCCCTATTCAAGGAAATCAAGGCAACCGGCATCAACACCCTCGATGCCGCCTATGATGCAATCGTGCTGATTCCCTCACTCGCGGCAACACCGATGATTTCATCGTGGCTCAACGGTTGTTTCCTCGCCGCAAATCCGAACATCCTTTACATCAAACAGTAATCCGTAAATCAACATGGCAAAAGAATTATTTTTCAGTTCGATTTTCGGTGAACTGACAAAGCAGGTTCAAATTCGTTTCGATGCCGTGTCGAAGCTGAACAAACAGCTTTTCGACAACGTGATTTTCGAGCGTTTCCTTGATTGGGACGTTCCTTCAATCGGTCTCGATTTCGAGGAAATCATCGGTCGATACAACATCACGGTTGCCGCCGCAACAATCGGCGAACACTCGAACGAACCTATCATCGGTTCAACCGGAATCGAAACCCTCAAGGAATCGATTATCAAGCACGCGCTCACCGTGCCGATGACAACGCAGACATACCGTAAGGTGATGCAAATCCTCGATTCAAAATCACTCGGCGATGAAGCGAAAAAACAAGCCCTCATTAAACTCATGTGGGGCGATGTCGCAACCGTTGTTTCGGCGGTTCTCGCAAAAATCGACATGATTTTCCTCGGTGCGCTGTCGAACGGCGGCGTGTTCAACCTCGATGAAACGACCAACCCCGAGGGCGGTGTTCGCGGCTCAATCAATTTCAATCAACCCGGCGAAAACATCGCGACCGTTACAAAAGGTTGGACACCCGAAAACCTCGCAACGGTCGATTGTTTCGAGGACATTCAAGCGATTCTCGATGTTGCGGCAAACAAAACCGTTTTGTCGAAAATCCTCTGCGCCCCGGCAATCATTTCGTACATCTGCCGTTCGGCAAACATGAAACTCATGATTCACGGTTCGGACAAGAAATCGAAACCGGTTCTGCTCCGCGACCTCAACGAGTTCATGGAATCGAACGGTTATCCGACATTCGAGCCGATTCGCCGTCAAATCCTCATTCAGAACGGCACGACCGCAACCCCCTACACTCCGTGGAACGCCAACAACATGGTGTTCATTCCGGACGGCAAACTCGGTCTTGTCAAAAACGCTTTCGCCGATGCGGAAATCAAACCCGAACCCGGTGTTGCATACTCGAAGCACAACCGCGTGCTTGTATCGCAATGGGGTGCCGGTGCGACTACCAATTCAAACGGTGTCGAGTTCACAAAGGCCGAAGCACTCGCGCTCCCCGTCATCACCGAAATGAACGGCATTTACACCCTCAAAACACAGACCGCGTAAACGATGACAAACATCGAAGCATTACGGACACTCTGCAACGCAATCGCGAACACGTTTTACCCCGATGACGCAACGCTCGAATTTGCGTTGTTCAACGAGGGTGTTGACGCAACCGCCACCGCGACCCCGAAAGACGCAACAATCTTTCGGGTTGCGGTCGGTTTGGTTCGCGGTTATGTCGAAGCATCGCGCACCGAAAACGGCGTATCGACATCGGTCAATACCGATGCCCTCAAAAATTCGCTCATGTATTGGTGCAACGTTTACGGTGTCGATGCCGATGAAATCATCGCGGAATTTGTGAGGGTCATTGATGACGCATCAAATCTTTATTGAGTGACCGGATATGAGAACGAACGGCACATTGCAATATGAAATCGTAACCGGCGGCGGCGTGGATAAATACGGCGAACCGATTGCCCCGAAAACATCGTGGAGCGAACCGATTCGTTGTTCGATACACGCCAACACCGACACCCGGCGCGGACGGTATGAGGACGGTTTATTCCGTCAAGCATCGTTTGTCGTGATGATTGAACGCAATGCGCATCGCGACATCGATGTGATTGCCGACATCAAGCGCGTGCGGTTGATGCGCGGTCGGGAATCCCTCGGTGAATATTTCGTGTTGTCGGTCGTTCCGGCTGAATCCGTTGGACGTGTTCAAATTGACGTGTAATGGCGAAAAACAACACATCGGCAATCGTTCCGCGATATGACATCAAGAAAATCGCGGAAAAAATGAATCGGTCGGTCGAGGAAACAATCGAACGTGTCCTCGAACGGTTGTGCATGATTGGCGAACGTTGTGTTGAAATCGCACGCAACAACGGCGATTATAATGACATCACCGGCAATTTGCGCAGTTCAATCGGATATGTCGTGCTTTATAACGGTGTCGAATATCAATCCGCAATCACCGAACCGACAAATGTCGCGCCCGGATTCCGTGTCGTTAAGCGCACGCGCAAAGACGGCAAGGAATACACGGCGAAACAAAAAATCGGCGGCAGTGGCGCGGAGGGTACGAAAGCGGCGAAATCATTGCTTGATAAGCTGAAATCGAAATATCCTCGCGGTTGCGTGTTGATTGTGTGCGCCGGTATGAATTACGCCGCCTATGTCGAGAACGTTCATGGGAAACGTGTGTTAGTTGATGCAAAATTGAAAGCCGAACAACTCGCCGACAAATGGTTCGGAAAACGTAAATGACATGAAAACCGAAATGCAAATCGAACGTGATTTTTACACGTTCATCAAAACCGGCACGATTGGCACCGCCATTCACGGCGATGTGTATCGTTCCGAAATGCGTCCGGCGAACGCCGCGACCGAAGATGCGATTGTCAAATTCCTATCCGGATATGACGCGCAGATTCAATCCGGCATCATGTTGTTGCACGTTTACGTTCCGGACATCGACACGGTTGACGGTCGAAAGGTTGCCGACAAAGCACGCATCGGCGAAATCGAGGAAATCATCACCGATTTCGTTCGCGATTTCGATTGCGCCGAATACCTCATCGAAACGGACATGACACCGTATGCGACTCTCAATGAAGAAATCGGGCAACACCTCGTTATTGCCCGAATCAAATTTCAACGAATTTCAAACGATTAAAATCACCCAATACGATGAAACGTAAAAAAATCATCATGTCGTGGTCAAAGGTCATCATTGAGGTCGGCAAAACCGGCGCAGATGACGCAATGGCAACATCAATGTTCTCCGTGGGAACAATCAACGACAAATCGACCTCGATGACAACATCGGACGGTGATTCGCTCGAAGCGAAAGCCACCGGCGGCGTTACCGTTGCCGAGGAAGAGGGCGAACCCGGAATCGAGGTAACGTATCGCGTCAAGGAAATGGATTTCGACACCGAAGGACTTTTCACCGGCGCAGAGGAAAACGAGGACGGCGAACTCGTTGTCAAGACCAACAAGGTCGATGACGATTTCTCCCTCAAAATCACCCCGAAAAACATCGGTGCGAAAGGTCTCAAAGCACGCCGCACCCATGTTAAATTTCGCCCCGGACATTCCGAGGAGGAGGGTTCGTATGTTGACGTTACTCACAAAATCATGGAGTGCGAGGACGGCGAATTATATCGCTATTTCCGCGTGAAAGCCGCCGACAAGGAAAACATCAAACTCGCATCGGACATCAAATCTCCGGGCGTGTAAACCCTAAATTCGACCCCGGTCGATGACAAACGGAAAGACGTCCTTTCGAGTTGGCGGTGAAACTCGCATTTTTGCCGTGTGGTGTAAAGGTGCGCACAACGGATTTTGGTTCCGTTGGATTGGGTTCGATTCCTAACACGGCAACACATCAATCATCATCAAAAATGGAAACGACACCCAATTATACAACGATTGAAAGCCGGGTTGCATCGGCAATTCTGCAACGAAACATTGCATCAATCGAAATTGACGGCGTGAAATACGACATCGCGCCGCCGACACTCGCAACGTTGATTCGCGTCAGCGAAATCGTGTCAACATTGCCGGTCGTTGATGCGACCAAAATCGAACCGAAAGACCGAATGTATTCGGCGTTACAAAATGCGCGTCATTACAAATCAATCGGCGAAATCATCGGCGTGTTGATTCTCGGTGCAAAAAACACGACCGGAACGAAAATGATTGATGTCAAAAATCATGGATTTTTCGGGCGATTCCGAAAACGGAAACGTGTCGAATCGACATACAATCGCGCCGCCGAATTAGGCGATGCGATAATGAATAACATTCGACCGTCATTGATATATGAACTAATACTTAAACTATTACAACAAAACGAGATAACGACTTTTTTCGCAATTACCACTTCCCTAAGCGCGGCAAACATAATAAAACCGACAAAAGCGGAGGTGGTGAACGATTAAACGATTCGATTTGGGCAACGGTTCTCGGCATCGCGAAAACGTTCGGCGTTACACCCGAATACGCATTGCACGAAATAAGTTATGTCAATTCAATCATGTATAATCGCGCCGTTCCGATGCCGGGCGATGAATCCGATGATGACAATGCGCCGTTGTTCGATGCGTCAAAAGATGCGTGTGAAGATATTGATTTAGAATCAACCGATGATGAAATAATTGTAAAGCAATGAGCGAAACCGAGGGTTTATCATTTGTAGCATCAATTTCGACCGATGATTTCGATGCCGGTTTGAATCACATTGAAGAAGCGTTGCAAACCGTAGCCGCCGATTGTGAATCCGAATCGGCACGGATTCAATCGCTCGTTAATTCCGCAATTCCGGAGGTTGATATATCATTCCTCACGAACGCCGTTCCGACATTGAACGGCATCGGCGAAGCATACGCCGAATGTTATCGCGTGATTCGTGAAAATGAAACCGCCGTTGGTGAATTGTCAGCCGAATATAATCGACTGACCGAGGAATGTAATAAATTCGCAAACGTACCCTCGAAACGTGATGATGTTATCGCGATGCGTGCGCAACGTGATGTCATCAAAGAAAACATTGCCGTTCGCCGTGAGGTCATCACGAAAGCGAACGAACAAATTTCGGCATTACAAAAGGAAGAAAAATCACTCGTTGCCGCCGCGAAAGCCGCCGAAAAAGAAACCGCCGCGAAAAAAAAGAATGAAAACGCGACACAATCACTTCGGCAGCGCATCAAGGAACTCGAAATGGAAGCCGCCGCGTTGGTTGATGCGTATGATAGCGAGGGCAAAACACTCGACCAAACGAAAGGACGTTATCGCGAAATCATCGAGGAATTAGGTCGATTGCGTGATATACGCGGCGATATTCAACAAGCCGGTAATGTGTTCGCGAATGATGAAAATCAAATCGCCGGTGTCATTTCGGGTTTGTCCGGTGTTGCCGGTGCGTTCAGCGCGGCACAAGGCGCAGTCGGTTTATTCGCCGGTGAAAATGAACGATTGAACGAAATCATGTTAAAGGTTCAATCGTTAATGGCAATCACAATGGGATTGCAACAATTGCAACAAACGTTGAATAAAGATTCGGCGTTTTCCCTTGTTACGCTCAATTCCCTCAAAAAAATTTGGAATAAACTCATGGGCGAGGGCAATGACGTTCTCGATGATGAAAATAAAGAACTCGCCGAAAACATTTCCGAAAAAAAGGAGGATATTGTTGCGACCGAAACACATGAAGCGGTCGAAGGTGCTGATTCAACCGCAACGGCGGCAAATTCAAAAGCGGCACAAACGAACACCGCCGCGCAAACCGGCAATGCGACCGCGACCGAGGGCGCGACCGCCGCGACCGCCGCACATACCGGCGCGATGACCGCATCGACCGTTGCAACGACCGCATTGTCTGCCGCGATGCGCGTGTTGAAATTGGCGTTGATTTCGACCGGAATCGGCGCATTGATTGTGCTTGTCGGCGAACTTGTTTCGTGGGTTGTCGATTTATGCACCGCCGAAGATGATGCCGTAAAACATACGCAAGACCTCAACAAAATCAACGAGGAAGCCGCAAAAACGTACATTCAAGAAAAAATTGCCCTCGATGACAACATCAAGGCGTGCAAAAATTTCACCGGAACGAAAGCCGATGAAAAACGCAAGGTCGATGAATTGAATGACAAATACGGCGAAGCACTCGGTTATTATGATTCACTCGAACAATGGGAACGTGTGTTAGAGGAACGTGGCCCGGCGTATTGCGAAATGTTGCGCATGAAAGCCGTTCAACAAGGTTTGTTGAATAAATATGTCGAAGCGTATGTCGAAGCGTTAGAGGTTGCGCACAAAGCCGAAAACGGCGAATTTGACCGTGGTTGGTACAACCCGGCACGTTGGTTCGGTGATTCAAACGAGGAACGCCGCGCAAACATGATTGCGGAAGCCAATCGGGAAGCCGATTATTGGAAAGAAGCAATGGAACAACAAAAAGCCGACCTCGAACGATACCAAAAAGAAAATCATTTCGATGTCGTGCATATCGACCCGAAGAAAAAATCGGTGTCCGGCGGAAAGGGCGGCAATAGCGGTTCATCGTTCGACCCGGAAAAAGCCGCACGCGAACAAAAAAAACTCATCGACCAATACGCCGAAGCCGTATCGAAATACATCAAGGACGCGAACGCGCAATTGTCGCAAGATTTGATTGACGGATTGACGGACGGACTCGGCAAGGAAATCACATCGATTCGTTATGCCGGGCAACAACGTGAAGCCGCATGGCGTGAATCGTTGACCGAACTCGCGAAAACACGTCAACAAATGTTGCATGATGCGTATATGACGCAAAAAGGCGCGACCGAATCCGGGTGGGAACAATCCGAAAACGGCAAAAAATCGGTCGATGATTTCGTTGCCGAAATTTTGGGCGTTGACATCGATGACGTGTTGACCGCAACCGATGAACAATTGACCGACATCGGACGCAAAGCGCAACAAATGATTCAATCGATTCAAGCGCAAACCGCACGCAAAATGCGTGATGCGCAACAAAAATATTACGACCAATTCGTGAACGATTACGGCACGACCGAACAAAAAATTCAACAATTGATGATTGAATATACCAACGCGCTCAATTCGATTCCGGAGGAAATAACCGGCGATGCGCGTGATGCCGTTACGGAAAACATTCATCGAATTTTCGAGGGCAAAATATCGGCATTGAACATGGAAGATTTCAAGGATTCAATTCAATGGGATGTCGTGTTCGGAAACCTCGAAGAACAAGCGTTGCCGTCAATCGAAATCGCATTATCGAAAATCAAACAATATTTCGCGAGCGCATCATCGGAAATGTCAGCCGAACAAATCAAAACGTTTCAAGACGCGATTACGGCAATGGAAAACGAAATCGCGAACCGGAATCCGTTCACCGCGATGCACAAATCGTTTGATGACATCGCGGCGGCGAGAACCGAATTGAAAACCGCAATGGCCGATTTGATTCCGGCACAAGAGGAACATAACGCCGCATTGACCGCATATAATGACGCATTGCGTGAACAAGGCGTATTGCAGGAGCAATTAGACGCGATGCAACCCGATGATGAACACCGGGTCGAAGTCGAACAACAACTTGCCGCCGCGCATGAACGTGTTGAAACCGCGACATCGCGTTTGACAAAAGCACGCAAAGCCGATAACGATGCAACAAACCGTGTCGTTACGGCGAATAATAAAGTCACGAAATCATATAAACAATTCGCGACAAACCTCAAATCGTGCGGCGGTGTCGTTACCGACCTCGGCGGCAAAGCATCGAAATTGGCGCGTGTGTTCAGCGATGATGTTGCGGACGGCATGGATAAATCGCTCGAATTTATCGATGAAATCATGGACGCAACCGGCGATGTCATCAGCGCAATCGGTGATGTCGGTAAAACCGTGTCAAAATCGGTTGCACAAACCGCCGATGCCGCCGGTACTGCAACACAAGCGACCGCACAAGCGACCGCAACATCGATTTCGACCGTTGAAAAGGCATCAATCATTTTGACCGTCATTTCGGCGGCATTGCAAATCGCGACCGCAATCGCGAATTTGTTCAACAACGATGACCAAAAACAAAAAGAAATCGAAAAATTGCAAGAACGCATCGACCAATTGCAATGGGAACTCGACAATGCCGATGCCGTCCGGTTGCGGAACAACACCGTTGACGCACTTGAAAAGGTGCGTGAATGTTATCGTGATGCACAAACCGAAATACTCCGGTTGCACGGCATTACGGCGCAATCCTCGATGTGGGCGCAATGGTTCGGACGTGCGCGTTATTCTGCGGAAATATACGCGAAAACGATTGAAAAAATCGCCGATTATTGGGCGCAAGTCGATTACACCGCCGACAAAGCACTCGGTTCAAAAAAATATGATGATTCGCGCAAACAACTCGAAAACCTCGCCGAACAACAATTATTAGTTCAAAAACAATTGAACGAGGAATCGAGCAAAAAGAAATCGGATTCCGGCAAAATTCAAGATTATAAAAATCAACTTGCCGAACTCGCCGAGGAAATGGCAACCCTCATCAACGATATGCTCGAAGACATCATCGGCACGTCTGCCGAGGATTTGTCATCGACATTGGGCGATGCGTTTTTTCAAGCCGCCGCCGCCGGTGAGGACGCAATGGAAGCGTGGGCGAAATCAACGAACGAACTCGTTTCCGATATGCTCAAACGAATGCTCATCGCGCAATATCTCGAACCGAAAATCGGCGAAATATTCGACAAATATCGCAAACGTTGGTTCGGCGATGACGGACAATTCAAGGGCATTGATGCCGTCATTGCGAGTGCTGACAACATGGCGAACGACATCAATCAAGTCGGCGAGGAATTTAATGCCGTGTGGCAAGGTTTGTCCGGTTCACTCGGTAAATGGTTCGATGATGAATCGACACGCGAAGCATCGCAAAAGGGCATCGCGACCGCATCGCAAGATTCGGTTGATGAAAACAATGCACGATTGACAACGATTCAAGGACACACCTACACGTTGGTTCAAGGCATGAACGAATTGAACGGCACGGCAAACGCGATTCTCGACCGGTTAGCCGGAATCGAGGAAAACACCGACCGAACCGCCGATGAAGTGTCCGAAACGCGCAAAATCGTAAAAACCGTCCGCGACACGCTCGATGACATAACGATACACGGAATCAAACTCAAATAATCCGGAATCATGGAACGACTTATTAAATCAATACACGCCGATTGGCTGAAAGCAAAATCGAGGGCGCAACGCCGATGTGAACGTGCCGGACTGCACGACATGGCGGCGAAGCTCGGCGCGTGCCGTATGTTCACCGGAACGGAAACATTGCCCGAATTGATTGACATCATATTTTCGCCGCAAGGTGTCGAATTTATGACATCGTTCGGATTCCCGGACATGAAAACGTTCCGGCGGTTCATTCCGTATCACCCGGAACAATACGGCGTGTTCATAGATGCGCGAGAAATCGCGCTCACGGACGCGAAACGTGTGTACCTAATAGGAAACACGTCCGCACGATTAAACTACGGCAGAACGCAAGGAAATAAGGTCGTGATGATGCACGGCGCACACGCCGACATCAACGCCGCCGGATATTCCGTTGTAAAGGTCGAATCCGACCGCATATCGACCGCCGACATCACCGCAACCGAACACGCAATCATTTCACGATGAAAAACCGATTGTTCATAGACGGACACGATGCGTTCATCGAATACGGCATATTCGTTGAACAAGGCGGTTATAAACAATTGATTCAATTCCCGGCGTTCAAAACGCTCGACACGACCGAATGGCCGGACGATGACGGAATCGAGGTTGACCTCGAATCGCCGCAACTCAACACGCGCACGTTGTCGATTCAATTCTGCATCACGAACGTTCGTTATGCAGAAGATTTGTTCGATGAATTGTCAATCGGCGCATATCACACGTTTGAGTTCCGCGACCTCAAACGCACATACCGGTTGCGCATGACGCAAAACGGTTCGTTCAAATCGAAAATCAAACTCGGCAAACTGACCGTATCGTTCGCCGATGATTTCCCGGTTGTGCCGACCGGCGATTATTACCCCCTCGGCAAAACCGACATTCGCCAAGTCGGATATGAAGTTGACGGAATCGATATGTCGCAATTCGGCGCGTATGTGCTTGACGGCACAGATGAATCGATTCGCAAGGCGGCAAACGTCCGGGAAAACCTCAAAATATCGACAAAGGACATTCGCGGCGTGATATACGACAATTCGACCGTGAAATTCAAATCAAAGGACGTTACGTTGAAATGCCTTATCAACTGCAACGGCATTGATGAATTTTGGAAACGTTACGATGCGTTGTTCGCCGTGTTGCTCGATGCCGATGAACGCCGATTCTATTATTCCGCGCTCGGCAACGAATACCAATGTTATTACAAATCGATGAACGTGTCGAAGTTCGACATTTTGCGCAACAATCATGTGTGGTGCGAATTTTCGGTCGTGCTGACAATCATCGATTATCGCCCGGTGGGGCAATATATGCTTTTGGCGCACGAGGATTTCAACCTTGTCGAAGTCGAATTGGACGGCACGCCGACATTCATTCGCATACGACCCCGGCGCGGCATATCATTGCTCATTCACGAACGCGGCGAATTTCTCACAATCGACAAAGCGAACGAAATCACATTATTTTTCAACGATTAACATCATCATCAACAAATGGCAGACCAAAGAAAACGACTATCGGAATTGCCGACCTCGACATCGACCGAGGGGTTATACACCCTCGGTGTCGATGCGCAGAACGAGGGCGTGAAAATTCCGCTCGGCGATTTGTTCGAGGGTGTCAAAAAACCGGCAACGGACGCGCAGACGGCGGCAGACAACGCCGTTACGACCGCGAACGCGGCAAAAACAATGGCGGCAAACGCGCAAGGAAACGCGAACATCGCAATTGAAGCGGCGAACGCGGCGAAAACCACCGCGAACACCGCTAAATCGACCGCCGACACCGCACTCAGCACCGCGAACGATGCCGCCGACACCGCCGATGTCGCGAAAACGGCGGCAGACAACGCCGTTACGACCGCAACCGGAACGAAAACCGAGTTGACGGCACTCATCGCGCCGCGATTGTTCGTGAACGCGCAAGTGTTGCTCGAACTTTCCGGTGAACATTCCCTCGATACCGTCATCGGTATGCTCGCCGCACACGCGAACGCCGCGATGTTCAAACAATCCGGCGTTGTCATCACGTTTATGGGCGAAAACGGTTGGGAATCGTGGCAATACACATGGCGTTTGCGCCCCGGACAGATGCCCCCGGCGCAAGGCATCGATATGTTTTTGCGTGCAACATCGTGGACGAAATTCGGCGGTTCGGCGGCAGTCGGCAACACCTACAATGTTACGGTTGACGCGCCGTTGCAAACCGGATATTACACCCTCGCGACCGCAATCGCAAAGGCATACGAAAAAGGGTTCAACAACATCGGATTGCAAATCACGTTCGCAATCGCCGATAAATCGTGGAAATCGTATCAGTTTATCGGTGCGACAAACGATGAAACGGCGTTCACGAACGAAAACAATTGGATTGACCTCGCCGGAATGTCAGCCGGTTCGGAAACCCTCATCAACATCGATGCGTTGTGTGGCCCATGTAATAGCGCGACATATTACACGCTCGAATATGCAATCGCCGCATTGCAAGCGTTATCGACCGCAACCGGCATCGATTACGCGAAACCCGGACTTGTCATCACCTATCAATCGGGCGAAAACAAATTTGAAACCCGGCAATTTCAATCGACCGTTGGCAATTTCGGCGAAGCGTCATTGTGGTCTCCGTTCGGCGGCGGCGGTGATTCGACCGTGAAAACGTCCGATGACCCCGAAGCGGACGGCAAGGACGCATTTTCGACCGGCGGCGCATACGCGAACATTCCAACCGCAATCAACATCGATGCCGAAACCGAGGGCGTTGTAAAACTCGCGCTCGAAAATGCCGCCGGGAAAATCATCGGTGAACAAAAACAATTCGCCGTTGGCACCGGTTCGGGCGGCGGTTCGGGCATCGTCATGGAAATCACGCCGAAAGAATCGCCGTTGTACGGTCAAGCCGGAGGAACAATCGAAATCCGGTGCGCAATCACGCTCAAAAACGGTGCTGATTTTGAATCCGGCATCATCGAACGTGTCGAATTGTACGACCGCGACACAAACGCGCTGCTCGAAACATACCGCACGAACAAAGCCGCGTCCGATGACAAGGAATCGACCGATGATTTCGTGTTCGATGTATCGCGTTATTTCACCCTCGCGACATCGCGCAAATTCCGTGTCATCGCGTATGATGACGCAGACCGCACGGCATCGCGTAACATCAACGTAACCGCCGTGGACGTTACGATTCGTTCGGAACAAACGTTGAATTACACGGCATCGACCGTGATTCAAAAGGGCGCGACAACACCGAAAATGTTGCCGATGTACCGATTCCCGAACAACGCCGGTGAAAAGGGCATACTTTGCACGATTGAAATTTACATCAACGGCGCATGGCGTACCCTCGGCACGGCGAACGTCAACGACACATTCGCGCATCAAGTATCAATCAACCCCTCGAATTGTTGCGGATTCACGCTCGCACACGGCGCATATCCCATGCGACTGCACGGCGTTGATGTCGCGTCCGGTGTTGTCGGCAATTACCTTCATACCGCCGTCATGGTCGTTGATACCGACAATTCAACGCCGATTGTCGTGTCGCGTTGGTACACCGAACATGAATCCGGTTCGGTGCGCGGTCTTGATAGTATCAACATCGATTTCGCCGCATATTGCCCCACCGCGTCAATCGTGCCGGTCAGCGTTGTTGAAACCGTTGGCACGGTTCGCACGGTCAAGCAATCGACACCGTGTCAACGCGGTTCGTTCTACACCTACACGCAACGTGTCAGCGGCGTTGAAACGGACGGCACGGTTACAATCAAGGTTCATGTTGAATCGACCGAAACGCCGACCGTGAAAACCGAAACCGCGTCATTCGTTGTCAACGGCGCATTGCTCGACATCGAAGCCGTAACCGCGCAATTGATGTACGACATGGATATGAGCAACCGTTCAAATTCCGATGCCGACAAATCAATCAAAGACGGCGGTTATGAACTGACGTTGACCGGCGCGAACTACACAACGAACGGTTTTGTCAAGGATTCGTTCGGCACGGAGGAATACGGCACGGAAAACGACACCGGCATCATGGCGGCGCGTATCGCCGAAAACGTCAAAGGTGTCCTCGATGACGCGGTGTTCAACGTTGCCGCAATCGAAACAAACGGTCTCGCGATACAATTCCGAATCCGTAAACGGCACGTTGCCAATGACGCGACACGAATGATTTCGTGCATCGCGAACGGCATCGGATTCTACGTTGACGGCAAAAACGTTGTGTTCACGACCGACAACGGCGCGACCGTTGAACACACAATCAAGGCAGCATTGCCCGATGATGAACTGACCGATGTCGCGATTGTCATCGAACCGGCAAGCATCGCCCCATACGGCGGCATCGGCGTTGTCAAAATGTATTTTGACGGCGAACCGATTGGCGCATCGTATTACGAAACCGGTTCATTATCGCGTCATGCAACCCCGATAACGTTTGACGGCACGAACGGTGATTTGTATTTATACAATATCCGCAAGTGGGAAACATACTACACGTTCGAGCAATCGTTCAACAATTATCTGCTCAAACTGCATGATGTCGATTCGATGATTCGCGAATACAATTTCAACAACGTCATGGCATCGCAGACCGCCGAGGGCAAACCGGCGCGTAACATTCCGCAGATGTCGGCGTTGCTCGACAAAGGCATCGCGTGTCTTGTCATGTGCAAATCGAAAAACACCGCGAACACCGCCGACAATTACCCCGAATATCTCGAAGGACTTGACGGCGATAAAAAAACATCGCGCAACCTCGATTGGTATATGTATTTCCCCACAATGCCGTGGCGAAACATCATCATTTACGATTTGCCGACAACGAATCAAGGAACGACATCATCGATGCGCCCGGACAAAAACAAAAAGGGCAAAACGAAGAAGTGTCGCGCAATCGCAATGATGTACGACCGCGATTATATCCTCGCGAATTATCCGGAACACATCGATGAATACGATTACCTCGCCGGATTGTGCGCAAAGAAAAAAATTCAAATCGTACCCGGAACGACACCGACAAACGTGTTCTGTGTCAAGGTCGATTATTCGGAATCGGGCGGCGCGAACAACGGCGCATCGACAAACCTTTATAACGACCTCACACGCGCCCTCGGTTCGGATTACATGACCCCGGCGCAAGTGCATTACACCGGCGATTTCGAGTTGAATCCGTGCATTTCCTCGATACCGTGCGCATTGCTCCGCACGGACGCAAATTCGCCCGATGCGACATCGCCCTCATACGCATATTTCCATTGCAAGGGCAATTACAATCACGACAAAGGCGATGCCGCCGTGTTCGGTTTTGAATCGATTGACGGTTACAATGCCGATTGTCTGAACTACGGTGATTTTTACGAACTCATTGCCGGGAAAAATCAAACCCTCGATGCGTTCATCGCCGCGCAAGACAAATCGACATGGGAATTTGCAATCGACCCCGATGACCCCACCGCCGGAAATTGGAACGTCATTGTCGTATCGGAATTTTGTGGCCCGAAACATCGCGTGTTCCGGCGCACGGATTCCACCGCCGCATGGACGGAAACGACCGGCACGATGACATTCACTGGCGGTCGTTGGCGCATCACCGGCGATGTCGTGAATCCGGTCGAAAACTACGAATTGCGTGCATACAACGCAATGGATTGGTTTCAAGGCGTATCGACCCCCGATGATATGTTAACCGCCGATGACAAGGGCAAACCGTTATGGCTGACATATTTCGAGAGCCGTTATCCCGATGATGACAACCTCAATCAAGCGTATGAGGACGGACGCAAATTGCCTTATCAATTGTTCCGTTGGTTGCAATGGTGCAACGAGTGCAATCAGCACAAAACCGCCGCAGACGGCAACATCACGATTGACGGTCAATCCGTGTCCGGAACACCGGCGAACCGTTTGATTAAATTCAAACGCGAACTGCACAAATACGCGAATCCGTGGTCGATGATTTGTTATCATGTGTTCACGGATTACATCGCCGCCGTTGACCAACGTTCAAAAAACATGATGGTCGGTTTCTACCTCGAAACAGACGGCACGATGCGAATGTACCTCAATCACCTTTATGACGGTGATACAATCCTCGGTTCGGACAACGACTGCGGTTTGACAATCCCGGCAGAACTCGACCCGAACAACGACCCGAACGGATATTATCAAGGACATGATTCGGTATTGTTCACGCAACTCGCCGCCGCCGATTACATTTGGCTGACCGATTACACCGGCGCGGACGATGTGAACGACACAACGAAAACAACGACCGTTGCGGCAATCGCCAAAACGATGCGTGAAATCGAGGTGCGTGAATCCGGTTTGCGTCCGTTCTCGCCGCAAGGAATCGAAAAATATTGGGTAACCGACCGCCTCGGCAAATGGCCGAAACTCGTATCGGCTTATGACGGAATCCGCAAATACATCGAACACTCGAAACCCTCGGCAAATTATTTCTTTGCCCTGCATGGGTTGTCGATTCAACGTTTGCGCGATTATGTCGCAACCCGATTCCGTTATCGCGATGGATTCTACCAATGCGGCGATACGTTCGCATCGGCGGCGCGTATGCGTTGCACCGGCACGAACATGAGCATCACAATCACCGCCGAAAAGGACGGATTTTTCGGTCTCGGCGTTGACCGTGCGAATGAAGCTCGCGAATCGGTTTACCTCAAAGCCGGTGAATCCGCAACGCTCCATTCGGGCAACACGAACACCGGTTCGGGCGTGATGTTATATTTGTTCGGTGCTGACCGCATCGGCTCGCTCGACCTCCGGAACGCGACCCCGAAACAACAAGGTTGGGATATTTCCGAAATGACGTTGTTACGCAAACTCATCATCGGCGGTGCAAATCACACCCCGGCAACGAACATCGGTGATGAACTCGCAACGCTGAATCTCGGACAAATGCCGTTCCTCGATACAATCGACACGCGCAATTTCCCATTGTCGGCAATCAACGCCGAATATTGCCCCCGACTGCAAACCGTTCTCGCGACCGGTTCGCGTCTGCAAACGTTCACCCCGGCGCAAACCGCGCCCCTCGAAACACTCGCATTGCCGAACACGATGACGGCGTTATCGTTCGTGAATCTCCCGAACCTCACCTACGGCACGGAATCGGACGGTTTGACAATCGCCGGTGTTACGAACGTGAAACGTCTGCAAATCGCCGGGTGTCCGAAAATCGACACGTTCAAAATGTTGTCGGACGTTGTGAACGGCGGCGCATCGCTGACCGCAATCGGCATCACCGGTCTTGACGTTACCGCACCCGATACGTTGTTGAAATCGATGATGCAATCGGGTGTCAAGGGCATCGGCTCTGACCTCGAAACCGGTTGCGATGGCATATCCGGAACATGGATTCTCACGAAACTGATTCCCGATGCCGAACTCGCCGCGCTGCAAGCGTATTACAAACACAACGATGTCGGTTTGACCGTTCACAACGCACAATTCACCGGCGTTGTGTTCGATGACGCGAACAACGACCCGGCGAACATTACGAACCTCGACAACAACACGACCGGCGATTCGTATGTGCCAAGCGGACATATCACGCGCATACGTTCGTTGCTCGTTCCGGTCAAGGGTAAATTGAACACCGAAACCGGCGTGTGGGAGGGCGTGCGCGTCAGCGAATCGAACTACCGTCAATTGTATGACGGCACGGATTTCGATTACTCCGACCAACTCGATGACGGATTCGATGTGATGATGCGATTCCCGGATTGTTGGTATAAGGGCGTGAACGATTTCAAGAACAACAAAAAATATCTGTTTTGGTCTTCCGTTCCGGACACGCCCATTTCGACCGCACGCAACATCACGCGCAAAAAACTCGCGGACATCATTCGCACGCAACAACGCACGATTCAAACGCTCGATGTCGAAATCGGTGTCGATACGCTCGAATCTGCCGGTGTTCTCGCCGAAACCCCGAATTGCAACGTTTATGCCCTCAATGTTGCCGGAATGAAACAAGTCCGTTGGCCGGGCATGAACTCATCGGCAATCGGTTCGGCGTTCCTCGATGCGAACGGTGTCATCATCAAGGTGTTCAACCTCGCCGTTGCAAATACCGATTTCGTGGACGGCGAATATGTGTTCACCGATGTTCCGGAAAACGCCGTAACATTCGCGTTCTCATCGCGTGAAACGAACAATCAACTCGAAGCGATTGCGGTCGATTCGGCTGAAATCGAAGCGATTGAACCCGATTGGGTTCATAACGATGCGTGGCTCGGCGGCGTTTATCAAATGTCGGTCGATGGATTGATGCGTCTGCGCTCGATTTCCGGCGTGAATGTGCGTTGCGGCAACAATACGCACTCGACATCAACCGAATGGGTTTATGACGCGAACGGACGTGTTCGCAACACCCCGGTTAACGGTTTGAATTATTCAAACAAAGACCGTCAAAACCTCGCGATGCGCCGTGGCGAGGGATTCCAATTGTTCGATTACGAAATGTCGAAACTCTGCGCGTTGCTTTGGTATTCGATGACCGGCACACGCGATGCACAATTAGTGTGCGGTTACGGCAAAAGTGCCGGAGGTCAAACCGGTTACATGGATTCAATCGGCAATGCGGATTCCAAACGCACGGCATCGAACAACGGCAACAAATGTCTCGGTTTTGAATCGTTTTTCGGTTGCACATGGGAGGTCATGGATAACGTTGCCGTCAACGTTGTTTCGTGGGATTCGTACCTCAAAAATCACGGTGTCGAATCCGCAAACGACCCGATTGATGCCAAGTGGCACATATACGACCCGATTACGAAAACCGAACGTGTCGTGCAAGGTGTTACGAACTCCGGCAATTGCATCGGTCGAACGAAACACGGTCGATTCGCCGACATCATCGCGTCTAAATGCACATCGGACACATCGCGTTGGGCGGAGAATTATTGCGATGGGCAGTATTATTCCGCTTCCCGGTGCCGTGTTGTTGGCCGCTCGTACTACAGCGCCAACGCCGATGGCGGTCTCGCGTATGCGGATGCGTACAACGCATCATCGAGTGCGGGCTCGGGTGGCGCGGCGCGGCTCGCCTTCAGAGGCGATATAAGCGTGCAAGGGTTAAACGAATGAACGATGCGCGTGCGAAAATGAAAATCGATTCATCGTGAAACGTCCGGGCGCGAAAGCGTAAACGCGCGGACGCGGGCGGTCGTAGGCTTCTGTGCTTCCCACTTGTCCCGGACGCATCCCTCCCGGTGCGGATAATCTTCCGGGCGCACCGGCCCGCGCCTCGGCCCCCCGGGGGGGGGGGGGGCGGGGGAGGCAAC